GCCGTGTGCAGAATGTGGCAAAATGAATAGGCGTTATTTGATGCGTCGTCAGCATCACAAACCGTAATATAAGGCATTTCCGATGGGTGGCAGACCGCCGAAGACATCAGCACAGCACAAAGCCGACGGCACGTATCGCAAAGACCGTCAAGGCCGACGCGCCGAAGCTATGTTTCGTCCGGGAGCACCGCAGCAGCCGCCAGGATTCGACGACGACGCCAAGCGGATTTGGAAGATGATCGTTGACCAGGTTCCAAGCGAGGTACTTTCAACGCTCGACGCCTTTGCCCTGGAAGATTGCTGCCGCTGGTACTCGCTGCTCTGCAAATATCACCAGTTGCTCGCAGACGATCCGCTAGAGGAGCAACTGCTTAAGAGCGCGAATGAGGCCAGTAAAAACTTCAAACAGTACTGCGCAAAGTTTGGACTGAGCCCCGTTGATCGCGCACGAATCAAAGCCCCGCCACCAGCCAGCGATGACATCGACCCCATCGCGGCAATCGTAAAAATGACGCAGGCCGGATAATGATTGCCTCAACCGTACCAACCGTCGAAAGCATTGAACGTAGCGTCACACGCTACATCGACGGCGTATTGTCGGGTGACATCATCACTGGGCGCCTCGTGCGACTTGCAGTAGAGCGGCACGTCACCGACTTAGATCACGCAAGAAAACGCGGCTGGATTTTCGACAACCTAGCTGCGGCACAAGCCGTCGCGTTTTTTCCAATGTGCCTTCGTCATTCAATCGGCGAATGGAATGACGCGCCGTTTACCCTTGAGCCGTGGCAGCAGTTTATCACTTGGTGCCTGTTCGGCTGGAAGCGCAGCAGCGACAACACACGACGATTCCGCAAGGCTTATATCAGCATCGCGCGCAAGAACGGAAAGACGACCTTTGCAGCTGGGCTCGCGCTTAAGGCTCTTTACCTTGACGATCCAGTCGAGCCAGCGGCACAAGTCTATTGCGTCGCGACGAAAGAAGAGCAGGCCAGGTTGCTCTACAACGAAGCCGAACGCATGGTTCGCAAATGCCCATGGCTGATGAAGCGCTCACGCATTCGCAAAGCACCGCATTTGATAAGCTACGAGCAGTATCAATCCATCTTCAAACCGCTCGGAAGCGACAGTAACGGCACAGACGGATTGAACCCACATTGCGTGGTCATGGATGAATTGCACGCCTGGAGCGAGCACCATCGAGCACTCAAGGAAAAGTTATCAACCGGTGGCGGAGCCCGTCGTCAGCCGCTCGAAATAATGATCACCACGGCGGGAGATTCAGACTCATTGTTGTGGCTGGAAGAGCAGGATTACGCACGGCGCAGCGTTGAATCAGTCGTGACCGGCAACGTGTACGACGATCAATACTTCGCCTTCAATTGCACGCTTGACGAAGGCGATAACCCACTAGACTCTGCAGTGTGGATCAAGAGCAATCCTAACCTGGGCGTCAGCGTCAAGCAGGAATATCTCGAAGCGCAGGCCAGAGAAGCACGCAACGTAGCAAGCAAGCATAACCAGTTTGTGCGCTATCACGCGAACGCTCAGACCGAATCACGCAAGCGCGAAATCAGCGTGGAAGACTGGGCGCGGGGTAATCATGCCGTTGAAATTGAGCCTGGCGCGGTATGCCATGCCGGTATGGACCTAGGACGATCGAGCGATTTCGCATCGGTTACACTCTGCTTTCCTCGTCACGTCGAAATGGATGACGGGTCAACGGCTGTTCACTATGACATCATCAGCCGGTCATGGACATGTTCAGATGGCAAGTTTGACGTATGGCGCGAGCCGTTTAAGGGCTGGATCACGCGCGGCGAGATCAGCTGCACAAAGGGAAACGCGATCGACTTTCACGAGGTGGAAGACTGGATCGTCGAGCAGTCGCAGCGGTACACAATTCAGACCATTGCCTACGACAAAACGTACGCGCGCGAAATGGCATTGCGACTACAAGACCAGCACGGGCTAACGCTCTTTGAATTCACTCAGGCGCCACGATTTTATAACGAGCCGTTTCGCAAATTCATCACCGAACTTCAAGCTGGCCGCATTTATCACGGAGGCGATCCGGTGCTAGAATGGCAGGCCGGAAACCTGCAAAACTCGCCGAACTCCCGCGATGAATGGATGCCCAACAAAGGCAACCATAACGCTAAGATTGACGCGATGGTCGCCACGCTCATGGCGTTTAGTGAATGTCTGTTTGCTGAAAAGTCATCAACTGGGCCGATGTTTATTGTTTAGCTGAGGATCACGGATGGAAACGACAGATAACCCATCGGCACTTTTAACCGTTCAGAACGCAACGCTGCGCAATCCAATTGAGGATTGGCTCCGTGATGCAATCGCTCCGAATAACTCGCCAGCAGGCGTGCCGGTGAACGGTGACACGGTGCGAGGGCTTCCCGCGGCGTGGTATTCAATCAGTAAAATCGCGGGTCACATTGGCGTTCTGCCGCTTAATTTATATCGCCGTCTGCCCGATGAAATGGCGGAGATTGCGCGCAATCACCCAGCCTATTACGTGATTAAAAAACGACCAAACGAATTCAGCAGTCCGGCAGTATTTCGGGAGACAATCCACCATCACGCACTGCTGCACGGCAATGGTCGCGCAGCAATCATACGCAACGGGCGCGGCGATCCCATCGAACTAATTCCAATGCTTCCTTCATCATGGGCGATCGTCGTAAGCGAGCCGCGCGAGATTGACGGTATCATGGTGCCGCAAATGAAATGGCACGTCAGAATCGACGATCCGTCGATCAAGATTAAAGACGAGAACGTTCTGCACATCATGGGGCTGAGCAATGACGGAATCGGCGGCATCTCGCTAGTGGAAGCCATGCGAACCGCATTTGGGATTGCCGTTGGCCAGCAGCGGCAACGCGGTTATGCCGTCAAGAACGGCGCGAAAATCCGCTATTTACTCAGCGCCCCACCAGGAGCGTTTCGAACCGCTGCCGAGGCCCAGGCTTTCATCGATGGGTTTAACAGCTATCACAGCGGAGCGGATAACGTTGACAAGGTTGGTTTGCTTCGCGAAGGCATCACCGCGCAAGCGATCGGACAAAGCGCACAGCAGGCGCAAGAACTCGAACACGCAATCTTCGGTCGCCAAGATGTCGCGCTAGCGTTTGGCATTGAATCAATGCTCGGCGACAAGTCAAGCAACTCATACAACACTCGCGAACAAGCAGCGCGTGATTACCTCGTTAATTGTCTGCAGCGCTGGATGACGCGGTGGGAAGAGGAGTGCGGAATCAAATTGCTGACGACGCAGCAATATGACTCAGATGAGTATTATTTCAAGTTTGTGCCAGAAGCCTTGTTACGCGGTACCACGAAAGAACGCTACGAGGTTTACCAGATTGCGCGGCAGATTGGCGTCATGAGTGCGAACGAGGTTCGCGAACTCGAAGATATGAACGAACGCACGGACCCAGGCGGCGACAGCTACGACAATCCAGCGATCACAGTTCCAGGCCAGCAGCCAGCACCGCCACCAGACACAGAGGACGATTCACCCGATGAATCGATCGACACTCCCGCACTGGCAAAACTGCGCCGCATGGTGACGGCGTCCGTGCGCGGTCTTGTGCAGGTAGAGATCACGCGAGTTCATCAGGCCACCGGCAAACCGAACTTCTGCAAATGGCTCGATGAATTCTATGCTGGCTGGTCACTCAAGATTCAAGAGATTGCGGACAACTGCGATCACCGCGAAACCATCGGCGCCGAGTGGTGTCAGGCGAGTAAGTCAGCACTTCTCGATGTCGCAGGCAAGACCGATCAGCGAGGACTAGGAGAAGCGGTGCGAGCGGAGCTGGCGAAGTTTTCGGCGCGAGCCGATGAGTTAATTGAAACACTTTTAGGAGCTTAGAATCATGGCGTTTGAAATCAATCTCGACGACGATATTGGACCGGATTACTACGGGCTTAAGTCGGCGAAATGGCTACGCGACGAGGTGAAGGCCGCGAGCGGAGCGGATATTTTGCTGCGCATCAACTCACCTGGCGGAAGCGTTATCGAAGCGCAGGCCATGTACACCGAACTCCGCCAGGCACAGCAGCGCGGGCAACGTGTCGTCGTTCAGATCGACGCACTCGCAGCAAGCGCCGCGAGTTTTCTGGCGATGGTTGGCGATGAGATCACCATAGCCGAAAACGCGATGATGATGATTCATAACGCATGGACGATTGCAGTCGGCAACGCTGCCGACATGCAGGCGACCGCAGACACGCTACGAAAGTTTGATTCGATCCTCGTCGATCAATACGCGGCGCGGACAGGACAGGACAAACAGAAAATCGCCGACATGATGGCGGCAGAAACATGGATGACTGCGCAAGAAGCGATCGACAACGGATTCGCGGACAAGATCAGCACCCCACTCAAGCAGGCAGTAAAGCCCGCAGCAATCGCCGACGGCAGGTACCAGCACACGCCGCGCGACCTCGTGGCAGACGTACCAGAGGCCGGCATCGCAGCACGAGCGGCACGCCGTAAGCTGGCGATTGCACGGGCGCGAATGGGGCGGTAGTGGTCGAATAATACCCGGCGAAACATCCGGGTATTTTCTTGAGAATGTTGTATTGACAACACGGCGCGACCGGCCGAAGAATGGGACATCATTCAGAAGGCACGAAAGCGAGCTGGCCAGACGCTCACAGAATGGGCGGTGCCGGCGCTGGTCGCCAAGGCGAAGAGGGAGCTATCAAAGTGAAAGCACAAAAGCAAAAGCAACCGCCGAAGCAATGCGAGGACTGCACAGCAGAGGCAAGGCCAGGAGAGCGCTACTGCTCAGCGTGTCGCAAAGCGCGACTGGCAGTTATGCAGGCCAGCGGATATTTGCAGCGTGGCGGACGCGGCCACGTTGGCATGAGTCGAACCAGCGAACAGCGTGAGAACATTCGCGAAACGAAATACGGGAGGGACTGAAAACACTTGACACCAAGCGGCGAATGCCATAACGTAACACCCTAGTCGAGCCGCTCGTTAGCCGCTCGCAAAATCAATCGTGCCTCTTATCAGACGCGCGAACACTCGAAACCATTCCCCACGGTTTCCGGTGTCGCGCGTTTTTTCGTGCGATCCGGGCCAGAACCAGGAGCACGAAAATGACTGTTAAGGCACTGACCGAAAAGCGGGCCGCATTGCTCGACGAAGCAACCGCGATCAACAATCTTGTTGAAAAGGAAAACCGCGACCCGACCCCAGAGGAAGCGGCACGAATGGCCGAGATCTTTGGCGACGATGGCAATGGCGGTGAAGCCGCCAAACTGGCTGCACGAATCGCACAGGCGCAGAAGCTGGAAAACGAAATCGCTGCCGTACAGGCCATGCGACTCCAGCCAGCACGGCACGAACAGCAGCAACCGACACAGAATCGTATCACGGTTCCAGCCCGTGCCGCTCGCTACCGTGCTTCCGACCTGGCCAAAGTCATGCCAGCAGCGGAAGCCGACGCGGTGGCTTATGGATTCGGCCAGTGGTTCGCCGCGTTCCAGGGACACGAAGGCGCGAAGCAGTGGTGTCAGGATCACGGTTTTGGTTTTCGTGCCGCGATGACGGAAGGCTTCGATAGCAAAGGCGGATACTTGGTGCCCGAACAGTTCGAGGCCGCTGTTATCGCTCTGCTGAACGATTACGGCGTGGCGCGTCGCTCGCTGGCAGTGGTGCCGATGACGAGCGATACGAAGATCACTCCACGGCGTACGGGCGGTCTAACCGTGTATTCCGTTGGCGAAGGCTCGACGATCACCGCCAGCGACATCTCCTACGATCAGGTGCGACTCATCGCGAAGAAGTTCGCGATCCTGATTAAGCATTCGGCTGAACTCGCAGAGGATGCAGCGGTGGCGATGGGCAACGAGTTTGCTCGAGAAATCGCGTACGCCTTCGCCGAGAAGGAAGATCAGTGTGCTTTCAATGGTGACGGAACCAGCACCTACGGCGGCATCGTCGGCATTAAGTCGGCGCTGGCTGCTGGCTCGAAGTATACCGCAGCGACTGGTAACACGGCGTTCAGTACGCTCGACTTGGAAGACTTCGAAGGCATGATGTCGAAGCTGCCCAGTTACGCCTACATGAACGGCGGGCCGTCATGGTACATCAGTCGAGCTGGCTGGGCTCAGTCGATTCAGCGACTTTTGGCCGCTGCTGGTGGCAACACGATTGCCGACCTGCAAGCTGGCGCACAACCGCGATTCCTCGGTTACCCGGTGGTATTCGCGGACGTCATGAACTCTACGCTCACCGCGCAGACTTCAACCGATGGACTCGCCTACTTCGGAAATCTCCGCATGGCTGGCTTGTTCGGCGACCGACGCGGGCTGGCCATCGCGACGTCAACCGACGTGTACTTCACCACGGACGACGTGGGCGTCCGCGCGACCGAACGATTCGATGTGAACATTCATGACAAGGGTGACGCATCGAATGCTGGCGGAATCGTGATGCTCTCGACGCCGGGCTCCTAGTCTGCTGACTGACAATTAACGCGGCGCGGCACTAGTCGCGCCGCTCTTTCCATCGCTCAATTTTTCACAAGGAAATAAACATGATTGCTGCTCAGTCTGATAAATTTGTTCCGGTCACTCCCCCTGCTGCGATTGTCGATAACGCCAGTCTCACGACGTCAACCGTGGACACCGCTGGCTTTGCATACGCTCGATTCTTCCTGTACCTCGGCGCGACCGACATTGCAATGACGGCGCTCAAGTTGCAGGAAAGCGACGACAGTGGAATGAGCGGAGCCGCTGACGTCACCGGCGCCATCTATGGCACGAGCAACGGCATCAGCGGAAGCGCTTCAACGCTGCCGTCTGCGACCGATGACAATAAGTGCTTCGTTATCGAAGTGGACCTGCGTGGCCGCAAGCGCTATCTCGACCTCGTGGCGACTTGCGGCGACGGCGCAGCGGGCACGTATGCCACGGCGTTCTGCTTGTTGTCTCGTGCGAGCGACGCGCCGGTGAGTGCATCCGAGCGCGGCTTCGGCAACATTCTGCGAGTCTAACCAATGCTCGTCGAACTAATCCGACCGTGGATGGGAAAGCGAATTGGCCAGCAGGTTCTGCTGGCTGACGGCGTGGCGAATCTGTTATTGAGGCTCAAGACTGCAAGGCTACCCGATGAGAAACGCGCTACTGATAACAGCGGCACAATTCGAGCCGGTCAGCCTCCAGCAACTCAAGACACAGGTGCAGCTAGCCGACGATTACCGCGAACACGATAACGAACTGCAAGCACTCATCACAGCCGCGCGTGAAAAGTATGAAGCGGACACGGGCTTAATCCTGTGTTCATCATCATGGCGGCTAAACTTCGATGAGTGGCCGGTGAGTTATCTCGAACTGCCGACGCGCACGGTCAGTAGCGTTTCATCGATCAAGTACATCGACGCGACTGGAACGCAGCAGACCGTCGCCAGTAGCGTTTACGAACTTGATGCCGCCTATCCATCGCCACGAATTCGGCTGCAAGATAATCAGCAGTGGCCGACGATTCGAGGCCATGAAGGCGACATCGAGGTTAATTACGTGGCAGGCTATGCAAACCAAGGAGCGGTTCCTTATCGCGATCAGCAGGCGATTCTATTGCTAGCGGCGAACTGGTTCGAGAATCGCACCGGAATGATTGCATCTAGCGTGAATGAATCACCAGTCGGCTACAACCACCTGGTTCTGAATCGCATGAGGGCGACTTACCCGTGAGATTTCGCGACATGGTTGACATCCAGCAGGATTCGAGCGCCGAAGGAAATCCCGAAGAGGACTTCACTGGCTCGCCATTCATTGCCCGTGTTCCATGCGAGATCAAGACAATCAGCGGAGACGAAACCTTTCGCGGCAGACAACTGACGGCGGGCAATTCGCACGTCGTCCACATGCACTTTTACCCAGGCGTCAAGACACGAATGCGGCTTTTATGCCGCGGCAGACTCGACGGGCGAATCCTGAATATCACCGATGTTCGCGAGCTTGACATGACAGAGCGAGGGGCGAGGAAGATTCTCGAACTGTACTGCAGCGAGGCCAGTCCGCAATGATGCGACTACGCACCAACATCCAGAGTGAAGCCTGGGCAATCATCACGAAAGAGGTTGAGCGATTGCCAGCGGAGCTACGTGAAAAGCCGATCCGCGCAGCAATGACGAAAGCTGCTCGCGACATCGCAGCGAAGCAGACCGCGATCGTGAAGGCGATGACGTTTAAGCCGCTCGACAAGCGGCAGGAACTCAGGCCGCGACTCTACGAGATCATGGGCTATCGAATTCGCAGCTACGGAAAGCACCTATACACCATTGCCGGCGCGACTCGTGGAAACAAAGCAGGTTATCACGCTCATCTAGTCGATAGCGGGCATCAGATCGTAGTCGGCGGCACGCTGAAAGACGGCGGAAAAAAAGCGCGGACACGCAAGAGTAAACGCGGTGCGGCATACATGGGCCGCGGCATTGTCAAAGCACGAGTAGCGGCGAGGCCATTCGTTAAGGCTCCCGCCGTGGAGGTTTACTCAAACTTCGGTGACGTAGTCGTTCAGCGAGTGCGAGGATACATCAAGAACTGGGAAAGCCGAGTAAGACGAGGGATCACAACCAAGGCGCAGCGGGTGAAGGTGTAATCGTGGCAGAGATCACCGCCGAGTTAATCACCTGGCTGAAGACGCGATCGACAATAACATCGCTTGTCGGCGCTTCCACTGGTGCGAGGATCTACCCAGAGCGACCGAAGCAAAACGCACAGTTGCCGTATCTGGTCATTTCACAGAACGGCGGGCGAGCGGTGCCGCACTTGGCCGGACGATCGAAACTAAAAGAGACGGCGTTTGAAATCTTTGCGGTGGGTGACACTCGCGCACAAGCCGACGCACTAAGCACGGCAGTCGATGACGAGTTGACGCCGGACAACAAGACAATGGGCTCAACCTTCGTAACAGAGGTTGTTCAAGAAATGCACCGCGACGCGGGCGATGACTTGCCGATTGACGGCAGCGACCGCACGCGGTACTGGGCACGTAGTTCTTACAGGCTGTTTTACTTGACTTAGGAAACGGAGGCTGAATCATGCCAGCAACGGCAGTACCAGACACAGGGCACGGGGCGACGGTGACATTTGCGACGACAAGCTGGAGCGGAAAGCTGGTAGGCATTCCGACGAATCTTCAACTCACGCGGCCGCGCGTTGATACGACGCACTTGGGCACGAGCACGAACCGCTCTTACATGCCCGGCGACGTCAACGAGCTTGGCGAGATCACGCTCGATGTTTTGTTCGAGGGCACGGTTGGCTTGCCAGCGATCGGCACCGCAGCGGAAACAATCACGATTACCTTTCCGCTCCCAGGTGGTGGCGCAGCAACTGCGCCGAACATCGCGGGCACTGGCTTCATCACCGGCGTTCAGTACCCACCACTCCAGACGGGCACCGTTCAGCAGGGTCAAATTACGTTCACGTACAACGGCGGCACCGGACCGACGTACACAGCCGCAAGCTAAGGAGTGCAAGCCGTGGCAGACTTTTCAAAAATACGTGTCGAACTTCGTCGGCACGTTGGCTACATGCACACCGCTGAATTCGGTTTGATGCCGGTCGAGCATCCGCAGAAATACGTTCTCTACTATCTTCCAGAAGCTGCGCCGGGTGAATCAAACATCCGCCATGCTGGCTATCTGGCAGACGTGGAAGGCGCGCGGGTTTGCTGGTTTCCGCACATACGCGAAAAAGCGGAGCAGGTTCGCGGGCTTGTCGAACACATCGAAGGCGAAGCTTACCGGCTGAAGGACGCGGGCGAGTTTGTCGATCCGCCGGAGGCTTAAGGATCAAAGTGGCGTAGTGTGGCACGTTATCGCCGCGCTGCTGGTTTTCGTCGTGAGACGAATCGCCACACCCCAGCAGCGCGGCACCTTATTCGAGGATCTTGGTCATGAGTTTGAAGGACAAATTGCGTCAAGGATTCGAGCGGCGTTTCATCACAGTGACCGTCCCCCTCGTGGGCGACGTTCGATTACGTTCCTTATCATCGTCGGAAATGCGAGCGCTTCGCAATTCGTTGACCGATGACAAAGGCGAGACAATCAAACCACGCATCGAGCGACTGAACGAAATACTGGCTTCAATGACGATTGTTGATGAGGCTGGCAATCTCGAATTCACCGAAGGCGAAGCGATGAGCGGCGCATTCGACTCGATGGATGCCGCATCGGCGAAGGTGCTGTTTTCGCACGTCGTCAGGCACACCGGCTTTACCGCGGACAGCGACTGGCAAGCAATCGAGGGCGCAGCAAAAAACTAAGAAACAACCGGCTTGAACTACTTCGCGCACGAACCGCGGCGCGACTTGGGTTTCAGTCGGTGGGAGAATGGCTCGACGCAACAACCAGAGACGAACAGCGCGAGATGATGGCACTCGCACTGCTTGATGGTTGGGGCGAAGAGTGGCAGGAAATCGTCGCCATGATTCACAATGCGAACGTGACGAAACCAGAGCACGTGAAATCACCCGAGGACATGCGGCGATTCAAGCACTTAGAAGCGGTGAAGCAGCCGGAGCCAGTGGACTGGGAAGCGGCGCAGCGAGCATTTGAGCGAGCAATTTTGAGGCGATAGCATGGCCGATAAATCGATCAGCGTAGGCGCAGAACTTTTATTCGAGTTTAGGGACGATGCTTCATCGTCCGCGCGTAAGGCTATTGCCGATCTTAATAAAGTCATTCGCTCGACGACGCCTGAACAAGAATTGTTCGCTAAGGCAACTGCCAAGGCTGATTTTCAGCTTTCTAAGCTTGCCGAAAAATATGCTGCAGGCGAGATCAGCGGCGAACATTATGCAGCAGCGATCAAACACATCAACGACAACCTGCCGCAGAATATCAAGCTGCAGCAGCAAGCAGCAGCAGAAGCAAAGCGGCTAGCAGATGCGCAGCAGATCGTGACCGCCAAGCTAGTAAGCCGCGGCGGATTTAGCGACGACTTAAAGCAAGCCGCTGGACAGTTGCCACTATTCGGAAAATTTACCGGCGTGATTGGACCTGCAACCGCAGGTCTAGCAGCGTTTGCCGTGGCTGCTGGAGTCGTTCGCGCGCAAGTCGAGTTAATGTCCACAGCGATCGGCTACGCAGCAGACAACATTCGTAAAGCCTACGAAGCACTCGACGAAACAGCAGACGCCGCCGAGGATTTAGGCATCAAAGCGAACGCTCTGCGCCAATTGCAGCTTCAAGCCGAGCTTGCCGAAGTCTCAACGGAAACGCTTCGCAACTCGCTCAAGAAGATGATGGTAAACCTGGGCGAAGCTGCTGACGATCCACGAGGCGGAGCGGCGAAGCTATTCACTAAGCTGCGACTGGACGCAACCGAGCTCGCCAACGCAAAGCCAGAAGTCGCGTTTGAAAAAATCATGACGGCAATCGAGGACTTGCCGACGCGGGCCCAGCAGCTGAACGCGATCAATGACATATTCGGTCGTGGCAATACCGAAATCATTCGGCTTATCGGAAGCTACGAGAAGTACCGCGACGTGGCGAAGGAGTTAGCTACAACGCTAACCGATGAGCAGACAGCCGCGCAGGATGAAGCACAAGCATCGTTTCGGCTGCTTGATATCGTCATGCGTGAGACGTGGAAGGAAGTGGCGAAAGACGTTATCCCCGCCGTTGGCAATCTTGCGAAAGCACTCACGGAACTACTGCGCGACAAGGACGCACGCGACACGTTTATTGCAGCGTTTCAGGACATTGCAGGCGTGATGAAGATAGTAGCCGAATCAGGCGATACCGTGGCAAGTGTGCTGGGAAAGATAATCAGAGCATTACAGGAAATCGGGCCAGCTGGAAAAGCACTGGCTCAGATCGTGCTACCGCAACCGCTGCGCGTTCCATTCATGGCGGCAACAACAGCCGCCGGATTGCTTCCCAGTCAACAGCAAGTCGAGGCATTGCGCCGCAACCGAGAAGCGGAAGCATTTATCCAGAAGCAGATTGACAAAACGAAAGAGCAAGAGGAAGCAGCTAACCGAGCAGCGAAAGCGGTACGCGGTTTGGACGTCGAGTTTTCTGCACTTATCTCAGGCCCAACGCTAGGCGGTGGAGCATTCAGTTTGTTCGACGGTGTCGGCGATCGAATCAAAAAAATGACCGAGGACCAAGAGAAGTTTCTGCAGCAGATTCGAGAGCAAAACGAACTCATCGGGAAGACGCGCGAAGAACAGGAGCAGATCAGGCTTAGTAGGATCACGGCACTTGCTGGGGCAATGGATGCGCTAAAAGTCGCACAAGACGAACGGGCCGAAAAAGAGAAGATACTGGACCTGGAACGTGAAGCCGCACAAGTAGCACAGGATCAAGTGAAGGAAGCCGAGAATTTGCGACGCTCGCTCATGTCGCGAGACGAAAAGGCGCAAGAGAACATCGCCAAGTGGCGCGACTTGGCGAAGCAGGGACTTCTCTTTGACTTTGAGTTGCAAAAACTTATTGACCGGGAACTAGGCGGACTGGGAACCGGCAAGGCTCCAGAGGTACCTAGCACGCTGCGAGCGGGCTCAGCGGAGGCGTATCGAGCGATGTTCTATAAATCGACGAAGACGACCGACGACATCCTCAAGCGCATCGAGAAAAACACGCGGCCAGACCAAGCAGGCGAGAAGCTGCAATTAGTCAACGAAGGGATTGCATAGCATGGCAGTCGTCGGCACCGCGCAACCAATCGAATCCAGCGGTTCATTCGGCAATGCCGCTGAATACACCGTTGTCTATCAGGTCATTACCGATTCAGCAGGTGACGGGCCAGCAGTGGCACAAGGCGCCAGCGGCATACCATCGCGCGGAGTGGCTTACTCGTTCGGCAACGAATCGGATTCGTTTTGCTTCGCTGAGTCAGCGACAGCTAAACTCGTCGGTGTTGAGCAGTCGCGCAAGCAGTGGCACGTAACGGTTACATTCAAACACCCGTCACTCAGCGAGCAGAAGGACGAGTCAACAGCGGGCCAGTATCAAGACCCGGTGGACATGGGCTGGAAGATTAGTGGGAGCTTTGCCTCAGGCGACGTACCAGCAATTCGCGACAGCACCGGGCTCCTGATCGAGAACTCCGCCAAGCAGTTATTTTTGAATCCGCCACTCATGACCGATGGGCGCCTTGATACGCTCGTTCTTCAAAAAAACACGCCGACCATTTCGCTATCGCTCCGCGCGTTCTTGCGTGGGCGCGTAAACGCTGGTCAGCTATGGGGACTCAAAGCGCGACAGGTTAAACTGGTGCGATGGGACTACCAAATACTGTACTACGGTGCTGGGATTCCGTACGTCGCCAACACATGGGAATTTTCGATCAAGACGCAGCAAGATCCAGAGTTTGAACAAGTCGAAGCCGAGATTGGATGGACTGATAAGGTAATCGACCGAGGAACGCGTTTTATCCGTGACGCAGACGCCGACGACATTCGTGAGCGTTATCAGGCGGTGATGATTAACGATCATGAAGCCGAAGCGAACTTGGACGGCAACGGCGGTTTGCTTGAACCAGATGACGATCCGCACTTCCTAACGTTTCGCGTTGAGCCCGAAGTCAATTTTGGGCTCTACTTCCCAGATCCACTACCAGGACCATTTGTTTAACAGGTGAATCATGGCCGATGAACTAACGATGACATTGACGTTAAGCTACAAGAACGGCAACGCTGCCGATTCGGTGGCGGCTGGGGCGCTCAAGTATTCTCAAGTAAACCAGCTGATTGCGAGCGGCATTCAAACGATCGGCACGAGTGCCGAAAACCTTGGAACCGGCGACGTTGGCACTACGGGCGGTTGGCTCTGGATGAGAAACCTGTCGTCGGTCAATTACGTCACCTTTGGCGCCGACGACAGCGGCACGCAAAAAACATGCGGGCGATTGCCAGCTGGTCATCAGTGCTTGTTCTTTCTCGAAGCTGGAACAACGCTCAAGCTCACCGCTAACACGGCAGCGGTGAACGTTCAATACAAACTCTTCGCTCTGTAGTCATGGCCAAACTCACCACGTTTAACGATGACGCACGCCGGCGCATTTCGCGCGTAGTACGCGACTGGGAAACCGGACGCGATCCGCGCATGGCGGAGGGTATTGGCAAGCAGGGGACCGGCGTAGATTGGAGCTGCCTGACGGTCAAGAACATGACCGGCGGAAATCTTCGCCGTGGCGACGTCGTAAAAATTGGCGGGCTCGATTTTACCGCGACCGTTGAAGCCGACATCCGCCAAGCATCCGCGACGTATGCAGTAGCAACTAATGACTACGAGCCGCTGGGCGTAGCCACGTTTGCCATTGACTCGACGAAAACCGGGCGAGTGCAACTGGCGGGAGTCGCGACGGTCTATGCTACCATCAGCGACAGCATTGATCGACCATACCTAGCACCAGGCGCGAGCGGAAAACTTAAGCCGTCATGGTGGGGGCAATTTGAAATCGTTTACGCTGATCAATCGACTAACGGCGAAAAGCTGGTACTCGCTCGCATTTGCGCCACGCAAACCCCGGTCTATAAGGGCAAGACCAAATCAACCATCAATCCAGGTGGCAGCGGCAACGTGGGCCTGTACTATGGCGGAAGCGAGCGGGAAACCGTGACGGCATTTCTAAACTGGATGGAGGGGACGACATCCCTAGCCACCAATACCGAATGCCTGATAACATGGTTCCGAGACGAGAAAAAGTGGGTCATTATCGAAGCTGAATGCTAGGATGAAAGGTGAAATGTGGCGTTTCGTCGAGCACCAAACTGTAATTGCTGTACGGTCGAATGCACGTGTGAATGCCCCGATGCATACGCGGACAAAGTGATCGGCAGCGCAATCGTGAGCCTTGGCGGATTTCAAGCCGCTAGCGCGTACGACTGCGGCATATGCGATGAGATTAGCGGCGAGTACCAGCTAACGCATGGGGTCGGGACACAAGCGAATGAAGGACCGTTCGTTGTTCCGCCTACGTGCTTTTTTGAGCCGCGACTTGACCCTGCCCCAGATGAGTACGATTCGTGTCTAGGGGTGTATGTGTCAGGCTTATCGGGCACCATGCCTTCAAACTCCGTGCAGAATGATTTTTTCTGTGGCGATTATGAACCGCTAATGGCTGTGATTTTGGGAGTGGTGGGAAGAACATACTGCGCCTATCAGGCGAATGGAAAAATCTACCGACCAGAAACGGCGCCAAGTGGAGCGGCTCTGATCGGCAGGGCGTTTGAGGTTCGCGCCATGATCCTTGGCGTGGCAACTGGTATCTATGACCCCGGCAACTACTGCTATGCGGTGAGTCTCGCAGAGGCGCAGTACGCAACATCGCTCGATCTGTGCTACGCGAATATTACTCAGTACGGTTTTGAATTTGCCTGCTGCGATGCTCCCGCAAATTTTTACAACACGCTTGAGCCGTGCGTTAGTGATTGCGGTTATTATGGGAATCCATTAGAGCCGCGATGCGTAGACCCGATGTGCTGGATTGCGTACGGCATGTGGGCATGGCGGACAATTCTGCCGATCAACCGCAAGTGCGACGGGCTTGATGAAACGCTGCGGCTTATTACCGACGAAGAGGAGTTGAGCCGAGAGTATGTTTTCCAAAATCACCGCTTGCGCGCCGCGATTGGCGGTGACACGTGTAGCAAGTTTGCGTTGTGCGATCCACCATTAACTATTCGATTGGAAATTTAAGCTGTGGCGGCTTCATTTACCGATTGCGAAATTGACGCGAAAACATTGACGTGCATACACTGCCAAGAGCCGATTAAACGCGCGACCATTCGCCGCGTTTGTAGTGCGCTGGGCGTAGCGAAGGTACTCGCCGAGAAAGAACTATCTTGGGCCAGCAAGGCGAGCAACTACGCGGCAGCGATCACCAAGTGGCTGAAAGCAGGCCGACTAACACGAACGCAAGCCGAGATTGACCAGCTACTCACCGAGCACTGCACACCGTGCGAGCGATATCGAGACGGCAACTGCTCTGCGTGTGGTTGCCGGGTAAATCGCGGAACGTTGCCGTTTTTGAACAAGCTCGCAATGGCGACTGAATCGTGCCCACTCGGAAAGTTTCACGGCAGCGACTACGTAGCACCAGCAAGGCCAGGACTTCGCGTTGCGTTTGTAATCCCATGCCTAATGACTGGTGGCGTGGAGTCGTGGCTGTGGTCGCTCGTTAGCCAGTGGCACCGCGGCGACAAGATCAGGTGCACCGGCGTGGCGTTATCGAGCGGCAGCTATTCGCCAGCAATGCTCAGGCAACTATCGAGCCTTGTGCCGATCGTGGGACCGGTGGAAGCGGACGGAGTAGCATATTCGTCGAACCCGATCGACTCAGCAAAGGCAATTGGAGCGGACGCCGACGTGGTGATTGTGTGGGCGCAGATGCCAACGGTTATCGCCGCAGCGAAGTCATCAGGAGCAATGACTGTAGGCGTGTCGCACGCGTGTGAGGAATGGTGGGCACGCGGCGCAAGGCACGTTGACCGCTGGGTAGCGGTGCATCAGGTCGCGGTTGGTACGCTGCCCGATGGACAAGCGGATGCCATCATCGGAAACGGCGTTGATGTCGAGCGCTGCGTTAGCGGACTGTCAAAAGCAGAGGCACGCGAGCGGCTAGGGATTCCACCAGAGGCGAAGGTGTACGGTTACATTGGTCGTTTTGCGCACGAAAAACGAGTGCCGGAAATCGCGGGCGCACTCGATCACCTGGGGCCAGAGTGGCATTGCCTGCTTGTCGGCAGTGGGCGTGAACAACCGGCCACACGTGAACGACTGCACATAATGGCGCCAAGTCGCGATATCGGCGACTTGTGGAGAGCCTGTGACGTGGGCGTCATTGCGTCGAAGTATGAATCGTGGTGCCTAGCTGCCGACGAGATCCACGCAGCGGAAATACCGCTGGTAAGTACGCGGGTTGGTGCCATCATTGACGCGGCTGAGTGGCTGTCCGATGAGCCAACGCCCCAGGAAATCGCAGCGGCAATCGAAGCTTCGCATGGCAGACAATCGCCAGGACTGCCCCCAGAGCGCACGGCGAAAGCAATGGCTGACGCCTGGGCCCAGTGGCTCGTCAATTGTCGTAAAACCTGATGCCAGTAGTAGATATCACACGCGGCGCACGCACATAATCCAGCCCAGATGGCGGCAGTGGTCGCGATCTTTTTATCTCCGCTGCCGTGCGTAAATGCTCTCGGCGACAAGCGGCACACGGCTCATCGGTGCCAGGGCTAACCGCTCTTTTTTGACAGTATTGGCATTTTGTTCGGTCTTTTTTCATTGTCGTAAATCCTTGGCGTGTCTACTAGTTGCGACTGGACGAAAGTGTAGCCGGAAAGAAAACCGAAAAAAAGTCGGCGGGAGGCATTGCACACAATGACGTCACTTTATAAACTCACTTCATCAGTTGGTGATTGCCACCAACGCAAACGCAACGCACGAGATGAAGGAACCAAGCAATGACAACGCAACGAGCACACATGCACACCGAGTGCGCAATTTACGCCGAGGCTTGCACGCTAACGGCAAACGAACTGATGCTGGAGTGGGACGCCGAACTACGGCGCGACCCAGACGCAAATTGTTCGTGGTGGCTCGAAAAATTCGTGCGAGCCAATGCGGCTAAGCACCTGACGCGGCACGCACGAGCGATTGGAATCCCAGGGCGCGATATCGCGGTGCTGGTCGCCGATGCGGTGGGCGTGGCGATGGATAGCACGCTGGGCGCGGCTGAGGTCTACCTCGACGCTATGTTAGCGGAGGCAGAATAACATGGCCGACCAGCGAGTAACAGTTTTCCGCGACGGCGTCGAAATTGGTCGCGGGACGATTAAATATGCAGGCAGTCATCATGCATGGCTGAGATTTCCAGATTTTTTGATTCCGCGAATGGATGATGACTGGGAACGCGGGCGGCGTGACGCTGCTACCAATGATGCCATTGATGCGGTGTGTGCCGCAGGTGGCGCGCGGTGTGAGATATTTGGTTTTGTGTTTTCGTGGGAGGCAACATGAAACCCGCCGAGCTGCAGGAAATTTTGCGGCTGCATCGCATGTGGCTGCGCGGCGAAGATGGTGGAGCGCGGGCAGACATCAGCGGGGCAGATCTCCGCGAAGCAGATTTCAGCTGGGCAAGCCTCAGCAGGGCAAACCTCAGCGAGGCAGATCTCAGCGGGGCAAACCTCAGCGAGGCAAACCTCAGCGAGGCAGATCTCAGCGGGGCAGACCTCAGCGGGGCAGACATCAGCCGGGCAAACCTCAGCTGGGCAAACCTCAGCGGTGCAGATATCACCCGAGCAAGTCTAAGCGAGGTAAACCTTAGCAGGGCGATCGACGGCTCTATGTGCCGCATGGATTTTGGTGGCTGGTCGATTTGCATTCGCGCGTATCACACGAGCATAGGCTGTCAACGGCACCCGAACGAAAAATGGCTAGCGTGGTCGCCGGATGACGTGGCGCACATGCACACAGACGCGCGTGATTGGTGGGTCGTGCACGGTGAGGCAATTAAGGCGGCGATCAAGTGCGTGATGGCGAAAGCAGCGAAAGCAAAGGAGGCGGCATGAAATACGAAATCGAAATCGAGTTACCGGAGAATTTGCGCGACAAGTGGAGGCCAGTTGCTTTTCGTGACGCGCAGGTTGGGGAGTACATATTTTGGCTAGGCGGAGAAGTACGCAGAGTTACTTGCACGGCAGCGAGCTGCTTAATCGTCGAACCGATCGACTCACGCGACGAGATCAAAAAGTGGTGGCCAAAAACACTTGGCTTTGACTGGATCGCGCGAGATAAGCTCGGCGTTTGGGGCTGGTTCGGAGGCAAGCCATATCTTTTAGATTACGGGTTTTGCAACAAAGAAAACGAAACGGTTAGTTTTTCGGTAGCGTTCGAGTTATTTGACATCGATGCGCCAGGACTGGCAAACACTGCCGATCAAGTGTGGGCCAATCCCTGGAAGGAGCAGCAATGAAGTACATCACCACAGCCGAGGCCGGTAAGCTGCTCGGCGTGAAATCAACCACCGTTTCGATCTACTGCCAGTCCGGCAAGATCAGCGGGCGATTGATTGGTCGCACGTGGCAAGTGAGCGAAACGAGCGTGCGAAAGTATGCGGCAGCGCGAAAGAGAAAGGGTCGTAAGTGAATGAGCTGGCTCTTTTCGCGGGCGCTGGTGGCGGAATACTCGGCGGTCATTTGCTTGGATGGCGAACAGTCTGCGCCGTCGAAATTGACGCATACGCCGCAAGCGTACTTGTCGCGAGACAAAACGACGGATGCTTGGCACCGTTTCCCGTCTGGGATGACGTGCAAACCTTTGATGGGCGACCGTGGCGAGGAATTGTTGACGTCGTATCAGGCGGCTTTCCGTGCCAAGACATCAGTGCCGCAGGGCGGGGCGCTGGAATCGACGGCGAGCGGTCTGGACTCTGGCGAGAATTTGCCAGAATCATTGGCGAGGTACGACCGCGCTACGTGTTCGTGGAGAACTCGCCAGTGCTTACTAGCAGGGGACTTGGTCGAGTTCTCGGAGACTTGGCCGAGATGGGGTTCGATGCGGAATGGAGTATCGTATCGGCGAGACATGTCGGCGCATCTCATATCCGAGAGCGTTTGTGGATTGTTGCATCCGACGCCAACGCGCGACGATCACAAAGGCGCGACGACCAAGGCCATGAGGAAAAAAGGGGAGTCGTATTTAAAATACTGGCTTCACGCCAGATTTTCCCGCGGAGCGTCGACGACCTACCCTCACCCGCAGTTGTGCGAGCTGGTGAACGGTTGGCCTATCGGGTGGACAGAACTAAAGCCATTGGAAATGGACAAGTTCCGGCAGTGGCAACGCTTGCATGGGAAATCTTAACACAAAAACGAAAGGGCACAAAATGACGCACGACGACGGCGGCGACTGGCAGCCAGCGCCGGGAATGGAAGTGGTTTTTGTGACATTAGGCGCACTCGTAATTTGGAGTCTCACATGGCTGGCATAACATCGTTAAAGATTGGCGTAAAAACAGCAGACGAGCGGCAGAATGCAGCGGTGCGGCTCCGGCCAGGTCAGTCGGCTGAGGACGCGCCTCGACGTGCAGCACCACCAGCGGCAGAAGCACCAGCACCAGCAACAAGAAAACACCCGGATATCATCGAGAACGAGCCTGAGCACATCGGCAAGCCGAATCGCGTGGATAAATTCAAGGATGATTCAATCGCCTATTTACGCAGACAGACCAGTTACCTTCGAACACGAGCCGACAAGCTTCAAGGCCAGCTAAACGCGGCAACGCAGAAGCTTCACGCACTCGAAGCGAAGCGCGACAGCCAAAAAAAGGAACGCGGCGAGATGTACCGTACATCGATCAAGGTGGCCGCAGGGTTACGCCGGGAGATTGCGACCGAGCAGCGATTGCGAAAGAAAGCGGAGGCAGAGGTGTCGAAGCTGACGCGAACGATCAACGCGAGCCGCGACGAGAATACCGAACTGCGATCGATCATCGCGAAGCTTGAGCAAGCGATTTTGCTAGGACCGGGGCACGATTCCCAGGAGTGAACGGATTCCGTAACCGGCTCGCGCATGAGGCGCGGGGCCGGGTTGTTTAACCAAGGTTTTTAAGGGGTGAGTGATGAGTTTTTTGAAATTGACAACCGCGAGGACGAAGTCGCCAATCCGCGTACGGTCACGAGCGATTCAGGCATTTTGGACCGATGGTGCAGGATCGACAAAAGTTATCATCGGCTACGAGTCGGTATCGATTTGTGAATCGCTGGATGAACTCGACGCAAAGATTGCCGAATGCGAGCACGTTAAGACAAGCAGACAATCAGGAATGCGAATTAGCGCAGAGTTAGTGAGCGCGGAAGAAATGACTACACTTGCAAAGCAGTTGCTTGGTTATCGTCGATCGATGGGATTTACCGGTGCCAATGTCGCCAAAGATTCTGGCTTCAAAAAGAGTATGATTTACGACATCGAGTCAGCAGCGTCAGGCAAGGCTCGTCGTAAAGTGTCGCGAAAAACGTTTAGCGTCGTCGCGGCATGGGTGCAGGGCATCACTGAACAATTTATTCGCGAAGGTGGCTCTGGATCGCCGACAAACGTTGGTTGTTACTGCTGCCTGCTGCACGGGACGCAATACGTTAGGAGGTGGTGGGATGGTTCGCAATGGACCAAGTTTGAATCCGACGACGATGCAAACCGTACCATAATTGGTTGGCAGTATTTGGGCCGACACGTTCGGTAAGTAGTCAACAACCACCAACCAACCAGGAACCAGCACCATGAGCGTATTACCACCGAGTTACACTGAGGTTGCAAGAGCTTGCCTGAACTGCAGGCATAGCGGCTGGCATACAAAACGCGCCGTTTATATCTGCATGAAAATAGATAGCAAAGACGCAACGTTTGACGATCGAATTGTTGACACCTACGGCCACTGCGCCGAGTTTGAGTGGTGCGAGGACGAAAGTGAAGATCATTCCAGCCCGTAGTCACGAGGGCGCGTAACGGCTTGAATGCCGGTGACGCAAGACCGCGATGAGAAGTTTGGTTTCAGCCTGGCCGCTACCCCAGGTGCGATCGTGACAGGTGGCAAAATCTTCAGTGTGGAGCGCGCTAGTTGCTCGCTCCCCCTCGCGCCGGCGTGTGCTGGCGCGAGGGCTCTTTTAAGGATTGGTGAGGGGAGTAAAAAATGACTTCGATGAGGCGATTTTATGCGCAGCAGGAACGCGGCTGCGACATGCTGGCGCCAGACCACGACTACGTGTATGAGGAAGAATGGCATCGCACCGACGATGCGATTAAGACGCCTGAAAAGCCTTGCACGACTGAGGCCGATCAGGTAAAAGAGACGCCGGAAGAATCCTAAAAAGTATTGGTTTTGATCTTTGCTCGTCGCCGAGCGTCGGCAGTAGGTGACTACGCCGGGGGAAGTCTCGCGCGATTCTTGAGCGCCAACCAGGCCCTAGGACCGGTCGGCGACGAGCTTTTCATTTGAACGAAGGTGGCATTATGAAAATCGTAAAGGGGAAGCAGCAAAGGCCGCGCCG